ATACGCTTGTCGGACGCTGCACGCATCTTCGTTGCGGGTATGTACGATAGTCCTTCATCCACGAGCATCTTTGCGAGAGAGCGCTGTGTGTGCTGGTCTTCTATAAACATGCTTGGGTCGCCTCCCATATGTACGACGTTGTACTGGCTGTTTTTTCGCTTGATGAGATACGCTAGTTGCTTCACGTCGTCGGGCTTTATCCAGAGCTCGTCAACTATGAACTTGGTGCCGTGCTTGTCTACTGCAAGCCATATACCCGCATCGTTGTTACGAGGGTGCGGGTCGAGGAAATGGTACACGGTGTAGTCCCTCGGATTTACCGAGAAAGGCTTAATGACGTGGATTTGTCGTGAGAATCGTTTGAACACAAGTCCGATAAGGTGCTGGAACTTACCGTATACACGCGCCTGTCGCTCGTCCTCGGGATACTCGGCAACCATCTGGAGTATGTGCTCGTGCTCGAGATGCCCTCGTATACCGTGCGTAGTGCAGGCGCTTTCTACGTCAGCAGTGAGATGGAATACTTTGCGCTTAACCTTGACGGGCTCCTCGCCCTCACGCAATACCACTTCGACCTCCAGTTCTCCCGATGCAAACATATCGTAGAGATGTGCCGAGCCAGAGATAGGAGTCGCTGTGATGATAATGATACCTCCCTTACGCATACGGGCGATGGTGGCTTTTAGGATAGCTTCTGGTGGTGGCTCATCGAACCAAGCCCAGCCAAGGGTCGAACCCTCGAACTGATCTACGTCTTGGTCGTACGTCATGATGTCGAACGACCAGCCAGTGTCTGTCTTCCACTTGCTTTCAAAGTGCTTGCCTCCCTTCTCTGTCTCGTACCTACCCGCAGGGAACCAGAACTTGAGCTCTGGCACCATGTTTTTATCTACGAGCGCACTTTCCGTAATGATGCGTCCACGCTTGAGGTACGGCCACTTTTCAAAGAGCCCATCACGAAACCAGTAGTTATCGAGCTTCCACATGAGGTTTGCAAGCATGTTTGCAGCCACTGCTGTCTTGCCCACACCGTTTGCTGCCGAAAGGAAAAGGATGAAGTAGTCTCCACTCCCGAAGGCATTGATGTAATCTTCTGCTACTCCGTTGGGTTCGTAGTACCGCGCACGCTCGAACTCCAGCCGATGTAGCTCGAGCTCATCTGCCTGCCGAAGTATCTCGACTGCATTTTCGTTAGTTATTGTTTTGATTTTTTCCTTCATTGTGAACGGGTGTCCCTGTCAAGAGCTTTGGGTTCTCGTATATGTTTCCGACTCGGCCTACTTCCGACGGTACATGTAGGCCAGCAGTCAGTGGAGTCTTGGGGTAGACAATCTCGAGGTTCCACTTCTGGAGTGTCGTATCCATAATCATCACTCCACGGGCAGGCTGTACGCTCCCATACTCATTTGGCACCAACATGTCGCATACATCAGCCTCCCATATAAACTGCTTACTATCGTCCATGTGCGGGGTACGGTGCATCACGACGATGTGCCCGAGACGCTGGAATACACCGTTCTGCATTTGCACGGGCTCACCGTGTGCAGATAGGAAGATGCCGTTCTCAATAGCGTGCTCGGGATAGAGCATCGTTTTCTTTAGCTTGTCGTAGAAGCGCACTGGTACGTTGTTCATATGATTTATTTGAAGTGGATATTCTTTCCGCATGCGTGCTCGACTTCATGCTGGAACATGTGGCTTTTGAGTCCCTCTACCCACTCGGTCTTGGAGCGGGTAACTGTGAGGCCAAGCACCTTCGTGAGGTACTGGTAGCGTACTTTGATACGGAAGTACCTTTTCATATTCCGTGTAGCTCGATACGGGAAGCTCATGCATCCCTCGGGAACGGTAATCATGTTATCTATATCCTCCTCCTGTGAAACGAGAGACATCTCTCCGCTCGTTGTGAGCTTACGCAATGGTACAAGGCGCTTGATGGTAGGCTCGGCCTCGAGAATCTCTGGGTTGAGGATGACTCGGGCAGGGAAGTAGAAGTTCTTGCTGGTGTGCTTGCGGTCGCCCTTCTCTGGCGCCTCGGTCATCTCCTTAGCTACAACAAACATATTCCACGGCTCGTCTGCCACTTGGCTGTGTGAGATTGCATATGCGCGTGAGAACGAGCCGATGAAGGTGCCATTCCTTTCATCTAGCCAGTCCGTCATTTCTTGAGCAACTGCCACGATCTGGCTCGGGACTGCCTTCTTCGCCTTCGAGTAGATACCCTTTCCGCTCTTGTGGCTCGGGAAAACTAGCTCCATACCGCTTGTGAGTTTATTGCCTCGAGTAATTGCTCCCGCAAGATGTCCATTGTCTCTGGAGAGCCGTCACATAGCTCGCACGCTGCCATCCGTGCAAGTGTTTGGAACGTCTCCTGTATCGGGACATTTTCACGAACCTCGAGAAAGTCACTCTTTTCTTCTCCCTCCGTCTCGAACTTCCCATCACTCCGCACCATTTTCGCACCGTGGTATGCCACTTGATTGTTGATGCGAACGAAACTTACTACGAGGCTCAAGTGTGGCAACATAACGGTGAAGTGGTCGATTCTATTCATATTTTGATGCTTTGTATCCAATAAGTCCCCCGAGAACTGCGAATGAGAGCACGATGAGTAACCAGAACATAGGCTCGTTAGATGCGGTCGAGCAGGCTCCAATAGCCGAAGCCATGATTTTACTTTCCATATCCGTGCATTTTAGATGCCCACTTCATGCGGGCAGAGCGAATAATATCCATTTGCGTCCACACTAGGCTTTCAAAAAACATCAGCACTGCGAGCACTGCACCCATCCAGCGACCACGCCACGTTCCAGAGAGCCATGCTCCACGGCGCACAGTGGCCTCTCCTGCCTCTATCTCCTCATCTGTGAGTGTTTCCTTGTTCATGGTGTTTTCTCCTCGTCTACGGGCTCCTGTGCCTCTTGTGCAGGGTCGCGTAGGTCGGTCTGTACTGTGTACTCTGCACTCTCGAGCAGTTTCTCAACCGCGTTTTGTATCTCTGATTCGTCCTCGTAATTGAAAACGAACATCGCATCAACATACCACTGCTCTTTGTAGAAGCCGTGGTAGAACATCATTGCCGTCTCATCACTGCTACTTTTATCTATCGTCACGATCGTCGGCATGTCGCCGATGACCATAAACATTAGTATTTCTCGGTTGCTTTTTGGCAGAAACCGTAGGTATGGGTACTCATCAGTTGCCGAAGCGATTTGTCCAATCACGCTTTCGTCCCTGCGCTGTTGCAGGTTCTGGCTCATAGTCCTTGAAGGTTGGTGACGCGAGTGAGCATGGTGCCCTCGTGTACTTCTACGATAACAAACTCCTCGCTTGGTACTTCCACTCCCTGTATGTTGCAACGGTTTTCAAGGTCTACGTTGTATGCCTTTACGCACGCCTCGGCATACGCCCGTACCTGTGGAAGCGATACGGACTTACTTGCGAATTGATTTGTAGGCTTGTGGATGACTACTACCCGTACAATGCTGTCCTCGAGACGCGGGAGTATTGCTTCCTCGATGACTTTCTTCGTGCGTGCTTCCTCTGCATCCTTTGGCTTGATGTCGAGCCTCGATACCTCCACCTTCACGTCGACTCGTCCATCAGCATGCTTCACTTCTGTGAAGCGCTTACCGTTCTCTCCTGAAATAATGCTCTCGTTGTTCATGACGATTTTTATGCTCTTGATAATAGTTAGCTATCCTTCGGGATGACCAGTGGTCTTCCTTTTCCGAAGAACTTGAGTGCCTCTGCCTTGCGCTGTGCTATCTCCTCGTCTGTTAGTTGTTCCATATCCCCGAAGCGGTGCTCTACGACGTTGGTGATGCGCTTCTTGAGAGCATTGTATTCCCGAATTGCCTGTACCTTGGCAGGGAAGTGGATGTCCTGTGCAATGACCTTTGCGAGCTGTTTGTCTACCATACCGTCGTTTAGATCACCGAGCTCGATAAGGTCGTTGATACGCTTCTGTATATTCTGCTGTTTCAGGAGCATTGTGGCGCGTGATGCAGCACTCTTGTATTTGCTCGTTGGTAGGTCGTACGCCTCGAGATAGCTTTGTACTCCATTGCAGAAGAACTCTCGGTCGGAGGCAAACAGTTGGCAGAAAAGTTCCTGTTGAGCGTTGAGCTCGCTCTGGCCTGTGGCTGCTTTCGCAACCTCTTTAACCTTCACCTGTTTAGTGAGCTTCTTTTTAGTCTCCTTCTTTTTGACGACTTTGGACTTTCCCATAGTAATGGCGTAATGATACACCGATGCAGGCGGTTGCACGAAGCAGTCTGTGGATAAAAGGATGCTTTGCTAGCCACACCCGTCGTTCATTCTCCTTCTTCAAACGCGCAAACACGTCCCTGCGTTCCTCCCTCGTTGCGTTCCATCGGTTCTTCTTGAGCACCTTCATTCCCTGTGCGTGCTCTTGTTGCCGTGTAGCGCGTTCTTCTTTTTGTTGGTACGTCTCTCCTGTGCGCCCATCGATACGGTGATACCCGTGTATCCAGCGACCCTTGATGTGCTTCTCGAAGTCAGCACGGTTCTTAGTATGAAACTTGATGAAGATTGCTCCGTTCTCGGTGATGTCGGAGTGCTCGAGTAGGTATGCCCATACTGCGTCTCGATAGGATTTGAGCTCGTCAGTAGGTACAGGAGGAATATCCACACTTTTATTTTACGTCAAGCACTTCATTCAAGTATCATTAAGCCTGTGCATATGGCTGTGCACCCCCGACGCATATCGATGCGTAATACGTCGGAGCTCTTGAAGCTCACATACGAAAACACCAGCTCCTCTCGGGGCTGGCGTTTTGCTTCGTATCTCTTTAGCTCTTTGGAGTATCGAGTATTGCGACGTTGATTCCGAGGCGGGATGCCTGCTTCAAGAAGTCCCGTTTTTCCCCGTCCTCCCATCCATCCCAGTGGTCGAGCGGAAGGTTCATGTCTATCCAGTGCGAGGCGACGAACTGTGCCATGAGCTCGTTCGGATCGTTGAGTGCTTCGTCTCGGTAAGTAAAGTCGGTGTTTTCGCACCAGTTACCGAATGCCGTGAAGAACTCTCGGAAGCTCTCGTACTGTCCAAGTAGCTCTCCTTCTTCTTCTGGACGCAATTGCAGGAACCGTTCGTCAATCGTTAGTTGTTTCATAAGCTTGATGAGAATGTCGAGTAGTGTTTTCCTTCCGACTTCCACAGTGCCATCTCCCCGCAAACTTCCGAACCTTTCTTGGTCAGTAGAGCGAATGGATTTATCATCGTGCCAACATCTTTAATAAGTCCAGCCTTTTCTAGGTCGTCCAGACAGTCGTGGTCGTCGTGGTTTTTAAGCTTGCGGTCAGGATTTGTGGTTCCATCTTCATTCCAGAAGCCAAAAAGCCTAGTGCTGTCCTCCTCTACCCAGAAGTTTTGCCCAAGTGTTGTGGTAGCAATGACTGGGTTCTTCGTTCGCATGTGCTGTATGTTCAACTGCCCATCGTGGTTGACGGCTCGATACTCAACATACGCGAGAAGGCTCCAGTGGTCTTTACCAAAGTCTTTCTCTGTTATCCCCTGTTCTCCCTTGGTCACTTCTTGAGAAGGAGCGGTGAGTGTTTCCATAAATGTGTGTGATGAGCGAACTAAAAGTGTCGCATGAGTAGTATGCAACCGCTTGCACTGGTATGCAAGCGGTTGCATGTGGACAGGGGCGTTCTGCCTCTGTTACATGAGCGGGCACATATCAACAATTATCAACGTGTCAGTAGAGGCTTGATAGGAGTTAGTCTCTGTTGGTTCTCGAGTTTAGTGCGAGCCAGAGACGTGCCACTGCCTCTGTTGGTGTCTTGCCTTGATCTGATTCTGCATACCAGAACCCGTCTTTACCGCGCACCAAGATATTAAGGTCATCACCACACGCCTCTATGAGTTCCTCTAGGGTTATTTCACAACACATTAGGGAGGGTGGGCAGTAGTCATCTTTCCCCCTTCCCCATCCTGCGTCTTGTAGTTCGCGTGCAAGTTCGTTGCTCATACAGTAGGGGTGTTAGGGTCTCGGAGGGAGGCGAGAACGTCGCGTAGGTTTTCTTGCTTTTTCTCAAACGCTAGCTGTCGGCAGTCATTCCAACCATTAGCATATTCAGTAGTTTCAGGAATTGCATTTATGCCAGTTCCTTTTAATAATCTCTCTATCTCCCCTGCGACCCTCTCCCTTTCTTCTGCTATGGCTTGTGCGATTGAGGTGGCGAGTAGGGTGCGGATGAAGTCTTTAACCTTATTCTCATCTAAATGACGAGGGTCGCACTGTGTTCCTATCTGCATTTCAAACACTTCTTCGTCAAACTCCTCCTCCCACGGCTCAGGCTTGTGTTCGTTCATGGGTAGACCTTCAACCTCACTCTCACGATATGTGGTTCCGTCCTTAAACCGCACCGCATACTTGCGTTTCCCATAGAAATCATCGAGGAATACACAGTCTTCGAGGTTTCCCGTGTTCGGATTTTTTGCTTTGCCTAAGTAGTTGCTCATGGTGTTAGTGTTTTATTGTCCTCTCCTTCATCCCTCCTTTGTTTCGGGACTTCCTCATGGCTTCCTACAGTGTTGGCAACACTTAAATGTTCCAGCATCTTTATTCTGCCTACCGCACCTACTGCACCTCGATGGGTCTTCCTTCTTGCGCTTCATGTACTCGTTTTGATAAACAGAGCATTTGGTGCATGAGGAGAAGTCTGGCCTTTTCTCCCTCCTTAGACAATTGCCACATACCCCGATTTTCTTTGCGTACATTCGCAGGTCGTGCATCTTATCCTTGATGCTCCTTTCCTTTGTGTTTGTCTTCATAGCATGTGTGGACAGACTTTCTCTGTCTCCTCGAGGGCTCCACAGTGCTCGCATCCCCCGCACATGCCTTGGTTCTCGACCGTGACTCCGCTCCCGTCGCATATGTCTTCTGGACAAGGAGGCCACGTTTCACTGCAGTAGAGCTTACATTCCGAGCAACGTGGAGCCGTTGAAGTCTCGTGTATAAGCGCGAAGCAGCAGCTGGATACTGTCTTTTCGAGTATTTTCATATCCGTTTGATAGTTATCTTCACTGGTAATAGCGCCCAATATTCTGTCTCGCTCTCCTCCGAGTAGAAGATGGTGAACGGTTTGAGGAGCTCACAGTGGAGAGACTTTATGTTCTGCTTTTTCCCTGTCAGGTGATCGCAGTAAGGCTCTATTTCTGGAGCGGAGAACGTGACCGTCGGCTTTGGGTTTTCCATAAGTCTTAGTCGGTATGGTGAAACGGTCGGTTGCCGTAGCCAAGAGCTTCCTGCTCTTCCTGCTCCTCCTGATTCTTGCGTTTGTAATCGGAACCTCGGAGTGCAGGGTGCTCCTCTTTGACCTTGTGCCACACTCGGTCTAGTGTGTTCGCTTGCTTCACGATAGCCATCACCATTTCTTTATCAACGCCCTTGAGCGTAATGGGGTAGAGCCCTCGGATGATGAAGCCGATGGCTCGGTTCTTGTTCTTGCGTTCCCGTGCCCTCGGTTCTTTCTCGAGCAATGACCTCACTCGGTCGAAGGCAGCTTCGTATTCTTTAGAGCGTCCCATATCAGTTTTTGCGGGCTTTCGCAGCAGTGATGCGACGATCTGCACCAGTCAGTGAATAAATCTCGCACATTTCAGCAATACGGGATGCGGTACGGTCGCCCAGCTTCTCGGAGAGCTCCGAAATAGTCAGGTTCGAGGTGAAGAAGGTGATGTATCCCCGCTCGTAGCGTCGGTTCACGAGGAGGTAGAGTTGCTCCATCACCCACTCGCTCGGCTTCTCTGCACCAATGTCATCGAGGAACAGAGTGCTTTTGAGTTCGAGCAGGCGGTCGATAGTCGTCTCGTACTCGTAGTGAGCACGGCGCTTGTCGAAGTCCTTTTTCATTTCCGCAAAGAGTTCTGTGGTATTCCAGAACGCCACATAGTCTACGAAGTTCTGGCCTAGGTGCTCCGCGATGGCGTAAGCAACGTGTGTCTTGCCCGAGCCTACCGAGCCGTGAATGTACACTCCTCGACGCGTCTCCCGAGCATTGAGAGCAATGGTTTTGAGTTCTTCTGGAACGTCCGCCCAGACTGCCGTTTCGTATCGGTATGGTTTTTTCATAGTCCTGTGTATTTAACATCTCCAGTAAAGGCAGCCGTTGGGTCGTCGTCGAAACGTCGCTGGTTTAGGAAGGTGGCGAAGTGCGGTATGAACTGCCCTCGGTCTTTCTTCCACTGATCAGTGGCTTTGTAGAGCTCCACTTTTGCAAGGACAATCTCGAGGAGAGAGGTGTCTGGCTTGAGTAGTTTCCATGCCCTCCATGAGGCACCTTTACCAACCTTCTTCGGGTACACCGCCCACACTTTTTCAAACTCTGTAGAGTACGGGACAACTCGTTGTCCCCCTTCTTCTTTCCTATCCTTTTCTATCCTATTCTCTCCTATCCTATGCATACCAGTGGTTGCCGTTTGGTTGCCAGATGGTATACCAGCGGGAAGTTCAGTATATGCGCCGTTTTCTTTGATGAGGAGCGCACGCTTCTCGTCTAGGTGCTTTGTCTCCGCGTACCTGTCTTTCCTGATGGTGTTATTTATCAGCCAGTGCTTTACCACTGCAATTTTAGACGGAAACATGAGCAGGAAACGCTTTGCAAGTAGGATTTTCAAGTCGTCCTCGGAGGCGTTTATTGCACGCATCAGCCCTTTGTAGTTGTCTAGGAACCCGTCGTCGTCTGCCTCCATCCCGAGGTGAAAGTAGAGAGACTGCGAGCTCGTCGGCATCTCACGAAAAGCATCGCTCGTCGTAATATCCTTACTGAACATTCGTTTGTGTGCCATAGATTTATGCGTAGAAGCCCTGCAAGCGCTTGAGTTCGCGCTCGGACGGGTCAAGGAATAACATATCTCCCTTGCGTGTGAGCTCCTCGGCACCATGCTGGTCGAGAATGACTTTGCTATCAGTGCCAGAAGCAGTCGCAAAAGCCACTCGGGTCGGCATATTTGCCTTGATGAGTCCCGTTACCACGTCGACCGTCGGGCGCTGTGTAGCGATGATGAGGTGAATACCGACGGCTCGAGCCTTCTGTGCGAGTCGTACGATGAGCTCCTCGGTAGTTGTAAGCCCCTCTACGCCGTCTAGGTCTACTTTATGAGCCTTTCCTTGTTTCGCAGCTTCCCGTGCC